CCTGAGCCTCGGCAATGTCCTTGGGGTTCTGGCCCTGGCCGGGCGGCTGCGCTGGCGGCATCTTCGAGAGCATGTCCACCATCTCGTCAATTTCGGTCTGTATGGTGTCGGCGCCCGTAAACGGCGCGGTGGCGAACTCAAGCAGGGAGCCAGCAAACGGGGCCATCTTGGGCTGGGCCTGGATGATCGGCCCCCATTGCTCGACAAAGGTAGTCACAGCCGTGACGAACTCTGTCCGGGTCTGCTTTTCCTGCATTTCGTCGGCAGCGATGGTCGAATCCGTCTCAACATCAACGGCAAAGCCCCGCAATTTACTGTCTTTCAGGAGCGCATAGACCTCATCCCATGATGGCTCGATGAGCATTTCCTGCTCGCGCTGGGTGAGCGGCTTCATGATATGCTGGGCGAGCTGGGGATTCTGGGCAGCCATCGCCTGTGCAGCCTGTGGGTTCTGTTGGGCCATTTGTGCGGCCTGCTGCTGCATCTGTTGGCGCTGCTGTAGCTGGGCCTTCTGCTGCGTCGTGGCGAGCGGGACGTTCGACATGGTGAGCAGGGTTTGGGACTGGAACTGGTTGGCGTGGACCTCGGCCTTCAGGCGGAACACGTCGCGGATAAAGCGCTGGACCTCGCGCTGGCGGTCCCTGATCCTGAGACCACCCCATTGACTCTTGAGCTGCTGGGCTGTTGCCGTCTCGTTCGGGTTGGACGCCCCGCGCACAATGTCGGAAATACCAGTGATCTGGTACATGACCTGGATTGCCTGGTCGCGGCTTTCATAGCATTGCTTGAGGGCTGCGATGATTTCCTGGATCGGGAAGAACGAAACCGACCCCTCGACGCCGCCCTGCCCCGCCAGAACCGCATAAGTCTCACAGGGAATAAGTTCATTGGCCTCGGTGTTTTCCAGAAGCCGCGAAAGACTGTCCTGCGATGCGTCATAGACCCCGGCAACACGTAACGCCTTGGTCAGCAGGTTGATGCGCTGGGTAAGGCGGTCAATCTCGCGGGCCTGGTCCTGATACTGGACGTAATCGGCAACCGGGATGATGCTGTCCGGCGTGGTCGTGGTCGTGAGGGGACGCGGACACGGGAAGAAATCCTCGAACTTCAGACCCGGCGGCTTGGGATCGCGCAGCAGCTTGGGACTGTTCTTGGAGACAAAGAACACCTTGCCATGCGTCTTGGACCATATCTCCCAGACGGCAGCTTTCTTGATTTCCTCGCCGGCATCGGCCTGGTCGTTATACTGGGTGCTGGTCTTTTGAATCTCGAAGGTCATGTTCGCGGTGTCGAGCCGCTGGACCTTGGCCTCATCCATCGTGAGATATTCGCGCTTGGCTACCCACCATACCTCGTCCCATGTGCGGGCCGGATTGGTCAGGAAATCGCGCCAGTTGATATGTCGGACGCGGCAGCATTCCCAGTCCAACCGCTGTGGATTTACCGGGTCACCTTCCTTGCCCGTAATGGTGGGGTCGTAATTGACCCAGACCTGACCCCGCCCCGGAAGCAGATAGTCCTCAATGGCTGAACGGTAGTTGTAGTCATCATCGTAGGTGTCGAGCTCGTATTCCTCGACACGCTCAAGCACTACAGAGGCCCAGCGCCCTACCGGGTCGCGGTCATGGAAGCGGCGCGATACCCTGGGAGTGGCGGACTGAGCATAAAGCGCAGGCTTTTCCGTCTCAACGTTCGACCATAGCACATTCATCTTGAAGCTCTGGGGAGCCTCAACCGCGTTGAATGTGTGGTTCATGTAGCGGTCAATGACCTTCTTGCCGCTATCGTGCCATTCCCGGTGCCATTTGGTTGAGGCATCGATCTGAGTCAGCCAGAACTTTACGTCTGGATCGGCCTCATCAATGTCGGTGGTGGTATTGGGGCCCGCCATCAAGGAAGCGCCCATTGAATTATCGGCTCGAAGCAGGTGCAAAGTCCAAGGCCAAGTGCGCGCTCCGCTTTCTCTGGAAAATCTCGCTTCATCATTTCGATAGCTTGATCCTGAATATCGGCAACCTTGGCGTCGGCAGCTTCATAAAGTTTGCGATAGCGGTTTGGGGCCAGAATAGCCTCTACTTGACCTTCGCCATGTAAGTGGTCGGCCATCAGGCGGCTTTCTTGCTCTTGGTCGCAGCGGCCTTTTCAAGCTCGCCAATCCTGGCCTTTGCCAACGCCAGGTCGGCAGCAAGATTCACGCATTGGTCCATGGCCTGATTGCGCTGGGCGACAAGGCCGTTGATCATCGCCTGCGCGCGCATTTCAGTCTCGGTCATATCCTGTCCTCGCGCGGGCGCTGGGCCTTCCACAGATCGTTGAGCGTGGCCTGCTGGATGAGTTTCACGGGTTTGGGCGCTGCTTTCACTGAACGCGTCCATGGGCGGGAATTGCAGGCATATCGGACATCATCTGCAGCGTGGTCCTCGCCGTCCGTATCGATATCCTCCGGCCTCGTGCTGTCGTGCTGCATGAAAGGGAGGGTGCGGATAGTGTCTCGGCATGTCTCGAAAACGACCAGCATGGGGTTGCCATCTTCATCACCGTTGAGCCGCCCGCGCACGGCATCCCATCCGGACATGGCCCCTCGAACCCCGACGCGCGTGTTATCCGCAGGGCGCCATTTGATGCGATGGCTTGTGTACATGCGCTCAGCAATCGAAGGACCGCCATTCTGCGCAAAGGCAGAAGGGTCGAGGACGGCGTTGTCGATGCGCTCGCCTTCCTCGCGTTCCTTGATGCCGGCGGCGACTTCTTCAGCGTCAAGCCTCAGACCCTCGTTCGGCCCCTTGCGGCCATACCATTCGCGGTAGCGCACCATGCAGCCGCGCGGCAGCGTGACGTTTCCCACGACCGTCGATTCGGGCACAATGGCCCACCAACCAATGCTGAACGGCTTGGCAAAACCCCAGTCACCAGACCTGATGCGCACCCAATCGGCAGGGATCGTGAACGGCCGCACCACATGGCGCTCGGTTGACCAGCAATCGAAAAACGCCCCCTCGATTACCGACCAATCGCCGGACAGCCACGCCCGAACCAGTTGCTCTGAGCCGACCTGGGCGAGATTGGCTACATAATCATCCCCCAAGAACTTGTTGTCTGAGACCTTGGACGGAATGAAAACGCGAGTCTTTTCAATCTTGTTGCGCGTAAACGGGTTGGTAAACTCGTAGCGGAATATCTCAAGGCCGTTGGGGTATTCGTCCAGCCTATAGCGAGCCCTCACCCATTGATGGCCCGGACCGCCAGGATTGCACGTGCCTTTCATCTGGCATGGGACGCCATTGCCTGAACGCAGCGTGGCCTGCAGCTTGTTGATCGGCGTTTCGCTGGGGAATGTTCCCATCTCCTCGGGGTATAACCTGCTGTAGCTATGGCCCTGGTAGCCGTCAGCATCGCTATCGCTTTCGAGGTATGCGAAGCGCAGCCGGCCGCCCTTTGGCCCGCGAAAATACTTGTCCTGCTCGTGCCATTTATGGCCTAGCAGCGGCAAAACCTGCCGGCATCGCTCGATCAGCTCGACAAGCTGTGTGCGCTCACGCCTGAAGGCCATGCCGATGGCATGTTGGCCATACAAGTCCTCATGGGAAATCCAGTCGCCCATGACGGCATCGGACTTACCGCCACCCCTAGCTCCCCCAAAGCCGGTATCGTCAGCCGGGCATGAGATGAATGCTGACTGGCGGGGCTGGGCTTCCCAGATGCAGATCGGCTCTTGCATGTGTAGGGCCTATGTAGTAGGCGTGTAGAATGACGCTTGGGTTCGTTTATGCCATCGGAGCAGAGGGCCATAACCTCGTAAAAATTGGGTGGGCCATAAGCCCTGACGCCCGCTTATTTGAATTTCAGCGCGGAAGCCCTCTGAAATTGGAGATTTTTCACACACGCGCATTTACCCAGAAAATCCCGCAATTGGCTGAGGCAGAGGCCCACGAACATCTTGCTTCATTCAGAGCCCACGGAGAGTGGTTTAGCGCAGACCGGGAAACGGTAATCTCTACAATAAACAAGATAGAAGACACGAAAATGAAGCCGCTAACCTTCGGCGGCATACAAATTGTGCCCGACGTGCTGGGCGCAAATGATGGAGGCGCGGCATCATTAATTCTCGCCCACAAAAGGGCGCTTAAAGCAGCACAGATGCGCCGCTGGCGCGCTAAGCGGACGAAATAGCTACTGGTTCGCGTGTTCGAGCACCAGCAGATTGGCCGCCTGCCATTGGGTAATGTCCTTGGGGCCGAGTGCAGAGGGCATTCGGACGACAAAATGGCTATGTTCGATTTCACCGGTGACAGTGACTTCGGGCTTGCCCCAGCCACGATCAAGGAGGGCCTGAGCAGCGGCCACGCGCGCTGCGGGCGCGGCTTCGACGTTGTCCCGCACCTCAGCCAGCACGAGAATGCTGCGCTCTGTCTGCTCGCGCGCTAAGTCCTGAACCGCCCGATAGGTTTTTGGCCTGCCCCCGGGATTGCCAGAAACACCCTTTTCAAACGGCATTGATAGGCTCACTGTTATGAGTGACAGTTAGGAGAACTTTTTTCTTTGCTAGCTTGTCGATAAGCCATTGATCGCCGTGCTTTTCTAGCAATTTGTCTATGGTCCTGCGGCCAATGTCGTGGAGGACGCTCCCGATTTCGATTGTCTGCCCCAGAACGTGAAGGCGCGGGAACACGGTAAAGCCCGCTGTCTTACGCAGGCATGTGGCGATGAGGTCTACCTCCGCGCTATCCAAACTTATGCCACCGCCATTCGCCCTGCCGCCGGGCGCAATGTTGGTGAGTTTGTCGAGCCCTATTGAAGCGATGTGCTTTTCCTCAAACCGATAGGCTGCGTCCTCGTTGCGGAACTCCTTAACAATCCTTGTTTGGATCGCTAGCCCATCATTCTGTATCGACCTGATTTTATTGCACTTATGGCTGTGAACACCTCTATTGGCCTCACGCACATGGTCGGACACGCGATCGCGCTGGCCCTTCCCTACATAAAACGGCTTGCCGTCTCGCGGATCAACCAGCTCGTAGACGTAGAACTGTTTGGGCTTCATGACCCACTCACGCGGCCGCAAGCCTTGCCGGCCGCGCTCTACCGCCCATGAGCATTTCGATGGTTAGGCCTGGCTGGGCGTGTGGGCGCGCGGGGTGGGTTGGGGGGGCGACGAGCTTCAATTTGCGGTGGGGTGAGCCCGCTTTGTGTTGCCATGCGGCTTTGCGTTTCTGGATAGTCCGCATGGAACAGAAGAACTTTCTGGCTATCTCCGGGTTGGACATGCCTGCGGCAAAGTCCCTTTCCATCTCTGCGCCTTCGTCTGAGGATAGCCAGTCGAGGCGGTCACGGGGTTGACGGAATGGTTCAGCCAACATGGGCTCCAGCGGATACTGGCCTCGATACCGGGATGCGGCACAGGGCGCGCGTGACGCTGATCTGGGCGCAGAGGTCATGATTGGCAGGCGATGTGCCCTCGAATGTCAGGGCGTGTTCCAGCGCCAGAGGCATCGCCTCGGTGGTTTCGCGCTCCATGTAGGGATCGCGCGCGAGACTGGCTGCGATGCGCAATTCCTTAAAAAGCTGCGTTACGCGCTCACTGACGGGGGACATGACGCTCCAGGCAAATCAGTCGCCACCTGAAATTATTTGCTTAACGATTCGCACCCCAAGCGGAAAATAGTTAATTTGTCTCTGCCTTGAGCTGGTGAAATTCCGCCGTACGTCTCTTCAGCCATTCCCTTGCGTGTTCGTTCTTGTGGACGCGACAGTAGGATGAACTGTGGACGCGCGGCTGGTCGCATTTGGAGCAGATCGAGGTGCCGCCCATGACGGGCTTCCGGCGCTGGCGTGTTTCAATGGCGCGCTTCACAATAAACTCCAATTAGACTTTGCAGCGCTCATCCCTGTTTCTCCGCGTATTTGCCGCGCTTCATGATGCTGCCTGTCTCGCCGGCCATTGGTGAGGCCATCCCTTGCCATTCTCTCGCGCCACACGTCTGCAATGCGCCACAGCCTGGTCGTAGTTTGGGTTGGTGGGGTCAGCCGCCACGCCCACGATCTGCCAGCCGTGAGGCCCGATAAGCGCTGCCAGCCATTTCTGGAACAGGGCGAGCTTGTTCTCATGGGGCATGGAAGCGCGGTTCTTCCCCATCCCTTCCCCAACAACAAAATTACTGGTTATTGTTCTTGGTATAGGTTGGGGTAAGGGTGCATCGTTTTGCCTATGGCTAATTGATGGCTCTCCTATGCCTGTGCCATTGGCAGAGTTATGGCTATCCCATCGTTTCTTTGCTCCAACTTTCCCCCCATTTGATTTTGCCTCGACAATGGCGCGCGCCTTCGCCAACTCCTCTTCGGCCCTCTTCTGAAACCATTTTCCATCCCTGATCTGGAAAAACTTGGAGATGACAGGCTTCATCTTTCTCCATTCCTGAGGC